GAGTACAGTCTCACTCAATGATATTAAATGATGATTTTAAAGGAGGCGATTTCGTAATTAGAAATGATGAAGAGGGGTGGAGGAAGACATTTAAATTAGGAACAGGAGATGTTATCTCTTTTGATTCTAATTTATTACATAAAGTAGAACCGGTTAGAAAGGGAGTTCGATACGCATTAGTTTGTTGGGTATTAGATGGAAAGAAGAATCTCTCAAAAAACTTTCTAGAACAAACGACGATGGTATGATATCATTTACAGAAAAAGCTGTTAACAAAATAGTTGGTATTATGAAAGACCAAAAAGTGCATGGTGAAACAGTAGTGCGGGTTGGAGTTAAAGGCGGTGGTTGTTCTGGATTTACTTATACAGTAGATTTTGATACCAGAAAAGGAAAGTTTGATTTGGAGTTTGAGTCATTTGGTTTAGGAATTTTATGTGATAAAAAGAGTCATTTATATATCAAAGATACTATAATTGATTGGTCAGATGATTTAAATGATAGAGGATTAAAATTCAACAATCCATCAGCCAAAGGTTCATGTGGCTGTAGGACATCATTCATGTATGAACATGAGGAGACACAAAATGATACAAAACCAACTTGGATGTGAATTAAAAATAACAGAGAAAGCTGCAACTGTTTATAAAGATATGGTAACTGAAATGAAGAAAGATCCTGCGACATCTTATTTAAGAGTAGGAGCAAATTCCGGTGGATGTTCTGGCTGGAAATATAGTTTAGACTTTGAAGATGGAATTGAAGACGGAGATTTAGTTTTTACAGAAAATGGTGTTAATTTAGTAGTAGATGAATACATACTTAATGATATAATTGGTGATGTAGAAGTAGATTATAAAGTGGGAAATTTAGTAGAACAAGGGTTTATATTTAAAAGACTCAAATATGAGCATGTCTGTGGGTGTGGAGAAAGTTTCACGCCTGTAAAGGATATCCCTGCAGATGGTAAACAGCACTTAGGATGGAAATGAGGCGAATACCGTGACCCATCATTCACATGAAGATCATCTATCAGAATGGCAAGAATTGGAACAAGAGCGTGACCACTATAAAAACAAGTGTGAAGAGTTAGAAAAAGAACTAAAAAGAATTAATGATATATATTTCAGAGATGCAGAATCATAATACAGAGTTGGATCAAGATATTTTAGATTTAGAACAAGAGCGTGACCACTATAAAAATGAATGTGAAGAGTTGGAGAAAGAAATAAAAAGACTCAATAATGTATATTATAGATTTTTGTCAAAAGATGGTAAAGCTTTTCCTGATGAGGAATGAACATTGCGAGTAAATGGAATACCAACCATATTAACTAAAGCAGAAAAGCGTACAGAATTAAAAGAACTTGTATCTGCTAAGAAGATGCTAAAAGAAGTTTTAAATTATCAAGAAACATATAGTGACCGTGTAGAAATAAGAAAGGATATCAGAGAAATAGAAACTAGAATCAAGGAGATAAAGCAACAAAATGCCACAGCACAAACATTTATTAATTCGAGCAGAGGTGAATGAGCCGATAACATCGGAAAAAGAATGTAAAAAGTGGCTTCGAAATTTAATAAAAGTAATAGAAATGAAAATTATTAAAGGACCTTATGCATCTTATGTTTCTAAGGAAGGGAATCGTGGAGTAACGGGAGTGGTGATGATTGAAACAAGTCATGCCGCTATCCATGTTTGGGATGAAGTAACCCCAGCATTAATTCAATTTGATGTATATTCTTGTGCGGATTTTTTAATACAAGATGTATTATTTCAATTTAAAGAGATGAAGCCATCTAAAATAGAATGGAAATTTTTGGACAGATCAGAAGACCTTAAAGTAGTTAACACTAATATTTTACAAAGTGGTCGGGGCGGGTACACCTCAGAGATACATACTGATAACACATAAAGGTAATATAATGGAAATAATGGAAATTAAAAATATGTCAACTGTAGAAATGAGAAATTTATTGAACAAGTTGACAAAGGAGATTAGATTTAGGGAATCAGTCGGTGAAGAGATATGGCAAAGGCGACAAAAGATGGGAAACAAAGGATGTATTCCTATGTTTGAAGATTATGAAGAACCGGTAGTATCAATATGAAAAAGAAAGTCGGAAAACGTAAGGGTAAGGGATGGCGTAAGCGTTCGCCTAGATGTACGTTATGCACCACTTATAGATGGCTTGGAAATACTAAGGAACGTAAGCGACACTCCTATTATCGTCAAATGGGAGAAAAAGATGAAGGGGAAGCTTTTTGAACATTGGTTTCGAGCTGAAATTATTATTCCATTAATTGTAATTGAATTAATAGCAATTTATTATTTACTATGAAACAAAAAGAACTCAGACATGCTATGGAAACTCAGTTCCGTTATAAATTCTATAACTCAACAGAATTTCCATTTTTACCAAGCATGGGAATTAGACATATTATGCAAGGATTTGAAGCACCCAACGAAGAAATTGGTTACATAGGAATGTTACACTTATGGTGGGTGAATGAAGATTCAGGAATTGAGTATGATAATCCTAGATATTTTGTTAAAGGAACTTGGAACAGCGAGTGGTTAGATACTCCACAGGAAGGACTAAAACTCGCCATTAAATTACAAGCAGAACAAGCAAAAGTGTATGATGAAAATAAATTGTGGGAAGTTCATATAAGAAACAATGAAGAAATTAAAAGAAAAATGTTGACTATAAAAGAGGGTGATGAAGAGAAAGAACTTGACAATGAAGAAAAAATCGTGTATAATTAAGGGTATGTTGGGTAAATGACAGTTTGTGGGCAGACGGAGGTAGACCGTATCTGTGGGTACAAATGCTCTACTCTGGAGAAATTTAAGGTGTTATGTGGGGATCCGCCGGTATACGCCACAGGACGAGACATAACTTAGGGGATGACGTATCACTCGGTGATACCTCTCATTCGCACATCCAGAGCTCTACCCAACTTTAATAAAATATATATAAAGGGAAAATAATATGTCACTATATTCTAAATTTTGTGCGTGGTTATCAGGTTGGCCAGAAACCTCACATTCGAACGCAAGTCATGGTAGATCTAAACACGATGAAGATATGATGTTTGCTGAAGAAGAACAGATGATCAGAGAAACCAATAAGAACATAGGGAAGAAACCCAAAGGATTGAACCCCAAAAAAAAGAAAAAGAAAAGAGCAAAATGAGTTTTAGAGAAATATGGCATGGTCCTAGTTTTTTGAATAGAAAACCTTCAGCCCTTAGAATGGCTGCGAGGGACGCAGAAGGAAGAAGAAAACGAAAGAAACAGAAACATGTTGTCCATGAACACTTCCGTAAAGATTGGGACGTGGACTTGTGGGATTGATTGAAGCATATTATGTTACATGGTTCTGGAAAAATCTTGTATTCATATGTGCATCATTACAATTTTTATATTATATAGATAAACCTCATGGATTTTGATTGGGGCTCAATAAATAAAAAGACCGGAGTTGACGAACTGCAATCATAAACCTCCGTAGTTCCTTAACACATCCGGAGGTTCTATTTGACCATTTGAGCCCCATACAATAGAAAATATATTATGGATAGTGAATATAAAGAATTTATAGGAATTTATGATAACAGCGTACCAGTAGAAGTATGCGAAGAATTTGTAACACGTTGGGATGAAGCGATAGACAAAAGAACAATAATAGAAGACCCCAACCATGTTGATTTTCATCCTCAACGAAATCCCTTAGAAAGAAAGGATGAGGCTGCAAACATTTGGCCATTATCATCCACCATATATCCGGTTCCACCGGTTCATAAATATTTTGATTGTTTAAAAGAGTGTTTTATGGATTACGCAAAAAGATATTCTTTCAGTTATGGTGGACCTCTTTTCAATGATGTTTTCAAGATTCACAAATGCCAGCCATCAGAAGGATATCATACATGGCATTATGAAAATTATGATGGAAATCATTTAGATAGACTTATAGTATACATGACATATCTTCAGGTTCCGTCTGAAGGTGGAGAAACAGAATTTCTTCATCAGTCGATGCGTATAGAACCGATTGTAGGAAGAACATTAATATGGCCAGCAACATATACTCACTTACATAGAGGCAATCCTCCGTTGAAGGGTGATAAAATGTATGTTACGGGATGGTTCACTGGAGGAAAAGGATTACATGATGCTTCAGGTAAATGATGTTAAAGAAATGGAGGTAAATATGACAGAAGAAGAAGGACAAAAACCACAAAGCGCAACAGACCCCAACTCAGAGTTATTCCAAAGGGGGTTTCATGTGTTTATGGGGGATGTAACAATGGAATCAATGCATCCGATAATTAATTGGATTATTGCAGCCAATTTTGCTAAAGAAAAGAAACACAAAGAGTTGACTTTGGGGATTTGTTCTCCTGGCGGTGATTTGAATGCGTGTTTTGCTCTGTTGGATGTTATGATGGGATCTAAAATTCCAATACGCACAATTGGAATGGGTATGATTGCGTCATGTGGTCTTTTGATGTTCATTACTGGAACTAAAGGAAGAAGAATTCTTACACCAAATACATCAATTTTATCTCATCAATATACATGGGGGTCGTATGGAAAAGAACATGAGCTATTTGCGACAGTAAAAGAATTTGATTTAACTACAAGCCGGTTGTTGAATCATTACAGAAAATGTACTGGATTGTCTGAAAAGGTGATTCGTGAAAAATTGCTTCCGCCACATGATGTTTGGTTGGATGCAAAACAAGCTAAGAAATTAGGACTATGTGATACAGTTCAAGAAATGAAAATGACATGACAGAAATGACAGGCAAACCAAAAATTGACCAATTAAATTCATACAAAGAAGCGCCTTGGGTAAATATAGTACACGAAGATGAAAACGTAATAGTGTATAAAGATGGATTTCCAGTAACAGAAGGACACTTATTGTTTGTCCCGAAAAAAAGATCCAAGAGAACTGATATTACAATTTGTTTTGAATATGCATATGATTGGGGAGTAAAGGGTGTACGTGATTATAAATGGGAAGGATTTAATGTTGGAATCAATCAGAATGAATGTGCAGGACAATCTGTAATGTGGCCACATGTACATCTCATTCCACGAAGAAGGGGTGATACACCAAATCCAAAAGGTGGTGTTCGGCACGTGATTCCATATAAGGGAGATTATGATGGAACAGAGAACAAAAAAAAGTATAAAAGTTATAGAGAGTGGAAGAAAAAAATACCAATGGCTGAGTTAGAGGGTTTGGAAAAAGAATATAGCGAAACAAATAAACTCACAAAGAATGAAGTTGCTTACATTGATGAAAGTACTGGCCCTTGGTCGACATGGAAATCGATAACAAATTAGAAATACCACCTATACCTGAAGGATTATCTGAAGAAGAGTTAAAGATGCTCTTTGACCCACTAGGCTATGATGCCCTAAAAGATATAGATGAGATTCATCAAAGGAACAGACGCAAAACTGATGATCCCTACATCAAGGCCACTAGTGAAAAAATATCTCACCGTTTTCCAAAAATAGATGATAGAGAGAGAAGATAAAATGACAAAAACATCATTTGGAGAGTACTTTGACAACCAACGTGACAAGATAGTTAAGGATATGCAGGACAAGAATAAGCAACAGAACGTTGAGTGGATGGAAAGATTTGAAAAGAGAAAGAAAATGGCTAAAGAGATGTTGTTACCCAAGAAGACTGTGAAACAACGTCGAAAAGATATGCTAAAAAAATATGAAGGAAAACTTGAAGGACCTTATGACCATTTAAAAGAAGGTGTAGATTATTTAGATGACATTCAAAGGAATAAGAAATAAAATTATGAAGTGGATACTCATTATAGCGATAGCACTAAGTTTGAGTGGATGTGCAAATACTGCAGATGCTGAAGACTCAACGGCGACCACGCCTGCTGAAGAACAACAAAATAGAACTGCGGATGCGAGTGGTACGGCATGGGTCGCAATAGTCATGACATGGAACCCTGTCGTTTATACAATAGACAAAGAATTTTCATCTGAAGTAAATTGTTGGAACTACTACGATAATGGTGCAGGAGAAAGTAAAATGCTCAATGACTACGGCACACAAGTTCTAGACCATCAAGGCAATAAGCCTGACGCAGAATACATGAAAAAACATCGCCCATCGCACCGAGTATACCCAACCAGAATGTACAAGAATTTCGGGGGGTGGATGATGTGGTTGACCTGCGACATAAAAGGAAGAAACGAAGGACTATGATAATAACTACTACAACAATATTAATAGTTCAGGCCATTGTTATTGGAACCATAATGTGGACAACGCCAGAACCCTGTCCTAGAAAATATAGAGTAACACAAGAGAATGGCGGAGTCTTAGTTAACGCTGTTGACATCCATCGATACTGTAAATTAGACTACGGTGGAAAATTTATATTAAAGGAAGAATATGATGAATAAGATAAGTGAATTTTTCAAGACTTTCTATGGACTATTTCTGTTCACAGTAAAATCTCTTTGGATTATATTGACGACTAATATGAAGAAGGAAGCACAAACATACAAACAAGAACAAGAGGAACAGAAGAGAGTAGCAAAGCGTGCAAGAATTAAAGAAAGAAAATAAAGCGACAATCAGAATATACATTGACGGAAAAGAGATGTTATATTCACATCAGAATATAGTAGCAGCAATTAATAACTTCTTACCCTACTTGACAAATGATGATCTTACTACGTTAGGACAAGACATTCTTGATTTGTTCAACCATAGGGAAGCGAAAGAAGCGGAATCCAAGATTGAAGTTGAGAAGCATTCCTGGCCTTATCCAGATACAATTCAACAATTAGAAAATGATTGAAGTAATTTATAAAATGGAACCCCAAGGTGAGTTTGAAAAGAAGCACGCCGAGAGACTCGAAGCTGTAGACTTTAAGAAGTACTTTAAGACATGGGCTGAGGTAAACGAATTTGTACTGAGTAGAAATCTCGAACGATATAGAGTAAAGTCATATGACGATGATAATCCTGTTCGATCAAATGCTTTTCTATGGGAGTCTGCTAAGTGGGATAGTAACGTTACTACTCTATGTATGGGCGGTGTTATAATTGTCACCATCATGACTTGTCTTGTATGTGCAGGTGATCCAGATATTGTTGATGCAGTTATCTATTACTTGTCTTATTGATGCCTGTATCAATCGAGAATAATTCATGGGACTATATACAGGGGATTATAGAAAAAGAAATCAATTCAGCATTTAAATTACGCATGCCAGAAGAAGAAAAGAAGAATATAAAATTTAAAAAAGACCATCCATATATTAAGCGTCTAGATGAAGTCCTAAAGCAATATTCCGTAGTCAAGGTAGCCGATGGCAATGGAGCACATCATGGCGAAGATTATGAAGAGATGAAACAAGTGATACTAGATGCGTTGTTTACGAGTTATCTAGGGCAGACTATAAGGAAGTGAGGTGACTTAAAAAACTATACATTAAACAATAGTTAAACATGAGTATTTTATTAATATATCCTATAGGTGCAGGTGGTGAATTTATTGGTTGCACCGTGAACCCCAATCCCAGCAAGTGGTTCAAAAATGAGAATCTTCCAGAAATAAATCGATATTATTATAAAGGTAATGCCATATTCCCAGCGGATCAACAGAGAAGCAAAGAGGACTATGAATCATACAATGATTTCATAAATGTTGAATCTCATCATTTCTCTCTGGAAGGATGGAGATCTTGGGCTGACGATGGCTGGAATGTGCACTCCGAATCTGCTCCGAACATACAACCAAGAGAAAATTATTCACCAGCAGAACAACCCGAAGAAATAGGATTCACAGGGTATATCTACACTCCTCTATTTTTTGCCGATCATGGCCACTTGTCAGGGACTCGGCTGAATGATCTACTTGAGTCAGAAAATGCGGAAGCAGCAGCGGAAATCGAATCATATGACTCGCAACCCATTTTACAATACCAATATACCCATCAGGCAGACATTAAAGATAAGGTGTTCTGTGAACCTGGGCTTACCCTGGGAACCCCAATTTTAATTCTACATAATCATTTTAACATTCACAAGTTTTTTAAAGATATTAAAGCATATGGCTTGATATCTAATAATTTCGCATTAAGATTAGTATGGACTATGGCTGGCCAAATTAAACAGAATCCCCATCTTTGGCTGCAGACGGGTGGACATTTTACTGAAGGACTAGATAACAAATATACAATTGAATGGATGAATGCATTGGGCGAACTCGATGGCGATTACTATCTCGACTTAGAAACTAAAGATAAACCACTTTACGAAGATTATAAAGCAAGAATAAAACAAGATGATATAGAACTCATTACACCTGCTGAATTAGATCTCATTGATGAAGGCTTGGCGGAAAAGTATAAAGTATACACTGAAAGAAATGTTAAAGTAATAAAAGAGAAATTACCAGACTACAATTTCAAGTGGCTTGACAGAATAGAATATACATGAAGAAAAGACTAATGAGGTCCAGAATATTAACCCCAGCGCCTCACATAATATTAAACCATCTCAAACACGAAAAATACAAACACATTCCAGAACACGTACTAGGATGTTCATGCGAAATATGCGTATCTCTACTAGACAGCGCAGAATTCACACCACTCAAAGCACAATTTCAAAAGAGAATCAAAAAGTATATAAGAGAGTGGAAACAATACACACTCCAGTTGCCTGTCCAAAAGCTTCCATACTTACCTGAACAAAATTTAAAGATAGAATCATCATGGCACAGTATAATGGGAGAAGGACAAAAATTATCATTCCATGCACATGAGAGAAGTATAGTATCCGGCGTATATTATCCACATTTTCCAAAGGGTAGCGTAAATCTTATAATAGAAGGCGAAGAGATAGACATAAGAGAAGGCTATCTATATTTGTTTCCGAGTTGGGCAGAACACGGAACAGAAGAGAACCTCAGTAAAGAGAGATATGTAATCGCTTTTAATGTAGGAATAGCATGATACACAAATACAACTTTGAAAACGCCACAGAAAAGAGAGCAGCAGATAAAGAACTAGGACATATACTGTTGCCACATCCTGATGGTCAAGTGAAACACCCTGAACATCTAGAGCAACATGAAATGCTACAGATTCTACAGAGACATGCATTAAGCGAAAATTGGTCGCTTCTTAGAAAGATGATTTTAGAACTGCCAGAACATCAAAGAAAGGACACTATTCATATGCTCAAGAAGACTAATAATGACCCTTTGATTGGAAAGAAATTCCCTGATGAGGCATGGTTTCAGATAAGAGCAGAAGAAAGATGAAACAGAGAGCGAAAAAAGTGTTTCTTAATGACACATGTTCCCTAATGATACACGTTTCCTAATGATACATGGCGTTTCTCCCCACGTAAAGTCAATTTATTACTCATTCAGTATCAGATAATAGACCACAGAAGTAAGTGGAGCGCCCGCGAGCGCCGCGAAAAATCCAGCAAAACAATCCAAGCTCCCAAATACCCCCCGACGATGGGCTGCCAACACCGGGCTGCCCGTACCAAATATCAAACGACGAAAAAAGAAAGCATATAGAGCAATCTGAGAACTCTGTCTGCCATTCCTCGAAGGTAATCTGGGTGACATAAGAACGTCACATTGAATGTTTCGAAAAAAACGCCCACTCGAAAGAAAAGACTTGACATTGACCCGTTATGATGATACAATATACAGTGTGATCCGATAAATCAGACATGACTTAATTGATCTGATAATATCTGGAGACAAAAAAGATTGATGCGAGCACGAATAAACTTGACATTTCCGCACAGTCCTGGTATAATATACCTGTAAGTTAAATAAGTGAATGTATCCCTTGTGAATGGGGACGACCCGGCTCCTACTGGAAACGGCGAACATGTTGGGTCAACAAATTAAATCGGCACTAATGCAAATAGGTCGGCCCGGATGGGGGAGCGCCGGGAGTAGAAGCTCCTCAAGATATGAGATTAAAATTTAAATTAACCCCTGAAAGTTAGAGAGGCAAAAAGGTAAGATATTTAAGGTAGAGTTGACCGTATAAAATAGGGGAGATTAGATTCTCTGGATCACCCCCGCTAGTGACCTACGGAGTACCCACGTGGTTCATGTTCGACTAAGGGACATGAGTAAGACACGGAGTAACGGGACGTAGACGGCTGATGTCACGGCGATTGAGATGAGTATCAGGGATCAGAGAGAGGGAACAAGCCTCTCAGACACGGGTGAGGGAAGGTGTGTCGCTAGAGTACGTCACCCCGTCGACCCCCATACAAGATCTATGAAAATTTGATTAAAAAAAGTCACAGGTGCACTTCACGCTGGGGCTTTCCGCACGCTGAACTATGTGTGTCGCCGACCGACGGGCCGGGGGGCCTGGTAGAGATAGCGAGGGGGACCCCGGGGGGGATGTATATGAAAAATCCTGAGCATGTCGCGACTCTTTAATAAATAAAAAATTTCCTGAGCATATATGCTGGTGAGGGTTGGGTTAAAAGTAGAGTGGGTGTTCGCAAGAGCAGTAACCAGCATCCAAACATTAATAGAAAATAAAAAGAATATGAATAAAGTAAACCAACACAGAACAAAACGTCTAGCAGCACTTGTCTACGAAAAAGGATTAAGAGCACAAATAAAAGAAGAGATAGAATCCAAATATGAAAAGCGGATTGAATATCTAATAGGAGCAAACAATGAACTCATGAAAGAATTAGAGTTTTGGGAGAAAGAAGTTATCACAGTCTCCAAAGAAAAAATTCTGCCAGACATACCAATGAATAATGAAACATATGATTATAACTGGAAACAAGATATGCTTTAAAGAGAAGACCGATTATTTGAGAGGGGCCTGGAGTGTCGTTCCAGCGGCACGCCCTTCTCAATCTTGAAATAAAACTTGACATGTCCGCAGGACTATGGTATAATAGGAGTACATTCTCAATTCAGCGGATGTGAATAATAATAACAAAAAGAGAGAGAGTTTAGATGAGAAGCGAAATAATTACAAAAGAAAATTTCATAGATGGTAAAGCAGTGGATATAGAAGATGCGATAGAGAGCGTATTAGATTTCATGCGAGAGAACTATGTAGAGTGGAGCAACTGGAGTAGTAATTACAAACCTAATGCACATTCAGAAAATATGGATGTCAAGAATGAAATGATACACAATTACTGTAGTGGCCTGAGAGTAGAAGAAGGGCGCAAGTATTACAAACTAATTGGAAGCAACGGTGGCGGTACTCAAGAGAGTGTCAAAGGTTTCATTGTTAAGGAAGATGAGAGAAAGTTTAGTCGCGGTGATATGTTGAAGGCAGCAGGTTGGAAAGCCCCCGCCAGAAATTTTAGTCGCGGGAATGTTTTCCGTAAGGATACTTTCGAAGGTAATGTTCGCTGGACGGGGATTGGATAATGTCTTACCCGTCTTCGAGAATTTGTTCCGGATGTAAGAAAGTATTTGTCCGGTCTGAATGTAAAATAGATATTGGAAAGTTTTGGAACTTGTCTAAGGAATTAGCTTGGGCATGTTCTAATAAGTGTGCTGAGAGCGCTAAGAATAATTGGATTGACTCGGTTGATGTTTTTCTAAAAAACCATAACCATTGAGAGAATGAAAATTTTTTTTTAATTTTTGCCAGGAAAAGAACGCATGAGTGAAGATAAGATAATAGTTAGTGGACTTTCCGCTAATCCCAAAAGGGATAAGAATGTTGTGAGTGTAATAGAGCAACTTGAGTTTAGAGAAATGAAAGGTTATATAAAATACGGCGTAACTACTGAGAGGGGGGATTTAAGCACACTAGAATGGCTCCAACATTTTCAGGAAGAACTTATGGATGCCTGCGTCTATATTGAAAAATTGAAAGGTGAAATAAAATGAGTAAGAAAATAGCAACCATTGAAATTTTAAATGAAGGTGAAACTATATTTGGTTCTCCAACTTCAGGAGAATATATGGTAAGAAGATATGAGGATGGTGTCGAGATGGGTGGAGAGTTTCACCGCACTCTCTCAGAAGCAGGTGCCGCTATCGAATCGTGGGAAGGTGGAATACTTGCTAATCCTTATGATAAAATAATGAAGAAATAACTTGACATTGTGCCTGGATCCTGATATAATATAAGTGTAAGTTAAATAAGTGAGGAATTGTCCTTTAATTAAATAAGAGAGAAAATATTATGTGTAGATTGAGAACTTTTTATGAATGTTCAGATGGAACAATGGGATGGGCTGAGATTGTCCTTTCCTATGAAGATGACATTGCGGGCCATATCAGACATTGGAAAACTGGTGGTCGAATTGTCATCACCGAACATATTGATTTAGTATAAGAGATATGGAAAATTTTGAAGCAGTGATGATTGCAGAAGGTGCAGAGGAAGCATCTTCAGAAGAAGAATTTATTAGGGCATGGCAACACCTTATTAATACAGGTATTGTATGGTCATTACAAGGATGGTTTGGGAGAACCGCTAAAAATTTAATAGATGAGGGATATTGTTATGAGTGAGAACGAAACATATTACATTGCGAAATTATCTAAGGAAGGTGAATTCCTTTCATCAGATATTTTTGAGACATTAGAAGCCGCAAGATTGTGGGCGATGAAAGAAACCAAATTATTAGTTTCAGATTCTTTTTTGAGAAAATGTAAAGCTGATGATGTCATTGTTGAAATTGATAAACACTTTTTTGGTTATGAGATTTCATCAGAAGAGATAATTAAGAATAGTGAAAACCTGCCTGTTTGAAGACGATGTTATAGAATACTTTAATAAGTATTGGCTTGAGCATTGTGATACGGATAGATTATTGTTTGACGAAAAATATCATAAACTACACAATGTTCGCAGACTACATCCGTATTCCACACACAAAGAATTTTTTGATAAAATAAAATATATTGAGCAAGTTTCTCCATTCTATAAATTGGACACTTGTTACATGCTGGAATATGGTAAAGGTTCCTTTGCTGAATTACATCATGATCACAGATCAAAGTTAACCACCGTTACAATATTAAATAAGAGTAAGGATTTGAGAGGTGGAGAACTTCTTATATCAGATAATGTTTCGACTTCCCGCATAGACTTGCAGGTTGGTGAAACTTATTTTTATGATCAGACCGTGAAACACGGGGTTGCTAAAGTTGTTGAGGGAACCAGACGTGTTTTAATAACTTGGATGGACTAACGTTCTTCCATTAATTTTAAAGAGAGAAGATATGTTTATTTTTAGAGAGGTATTTACTCCTGTCCTTTTTATAGGATTTGGTATTGTGTTGGGATATTATTTTCCAGACAATGTTGAAGCTGGTGTTGAAGGTGCAGCGAATTTGGTGTCAGCTTTAGGTGATGCCATAGTAGACTACATACATACAATAACTGAGGCGGGCTAAAAAAAGCCTGAATAAAACTTGACTTTGTGCCTGAAACCTGATATAATATAAGTGTAAGTTAAATGAGTAAATGAGAAACCTTTAATAGAGAAAAAATATGGCAGGTTCAAATATCCGTTCTACGAATCACGAAAAATGTGATCCAATGTTCATTACCTCTTATTCAAATAATAAGGGACTTGGTTCTTCAAAAGCAGCATGGGCGAAGATGACCCCTGCGGCGATGAAGAAGGAAAATGGTAAATGTGTTTCCATTAAGGATTCACTATCTAAAGAAGATCTCGCAGCAATTGTTGCGAAATATTCATAAGAGATAGTTTAATAGGCGATTAGCTCAGTAGGGAGAGCGCCTGTTTTACACGCAGATTGTCGCTGGTTCGATTCCAGCATCGCCTACCAAAAAAAGCCTGAATAAAACTTGACATTGTGCCTGGAACCTGATATAATATACCTGTAAGTTAATAATTGAGAAAGAGAGAAAATTATGGAAATTGATTTAAGTTTAAATAGAAGTTTAGAAGAACTAGTTGGTTCTTATTTTGAGGCTCATGGAGCCGGTGTAGATATTGATGATGATTCTTCTGAAGAAGAGATAAGTGATTATCATGTATTAGAAAATTACCTTAGTGATTTAGGAGCAATATGAGCAATTATGTAAGGGCAATAGAAGAAGACTTTGGAGAAGATTCTGAAGCAATTTTTGATCCAGTAAATGATACAGAAGAAACTGCTTGGAATGAAAACTATCCAGCTGAGCGATATCACATAGAGTTTCTAAAGGAAAGGATTGAAAGACTTGAAATGGAAAATGATGCACTTTTAGCCGAGATAATTTCATGAGTAATATGTCAGTAGCAAAAACAATTCTAGAACAACTAGGTGGAAACAAATTCCGTATGATGACCGGCGCGAAAAACTTTATGGGCTTTGCTGAAGGTCTTGTAATGAAGATTGGTCGAAACAGTTCAAATTCTAATTATTTGAAAATCACATTGAACTCAATGGATACTTATGATATGGAATTTGCTAAAGTTTCCAAAATGGGTGAGAAAAAATCTGTCACAGAATATAATAATATTTACAATGATATGTTGACAGATCAGTTTACTGCTCATACTGGAATGTATACGAGTTTATTTTAATATGGTACTAAACATTTTTAATTTAAGAGTTATTATTTTATTGATTATAGCATATTCTTATATATCTTTTTTCGAGAAATGGAATTGGTATATAATGTATGTACTTCAAACAGGCAAATTATTTACATTATGATTGAGAGAATTGAAAGAACAACATATCATATTTTATTTCTTGCATTGATTTTATTACCAATGTTTGTAATGATATTTGATACAATATTTTATATATAAGTTAGATATGAAAATGTGGTTAGAAGAAATTGCAACAGCTGTATTATTGTTTGGTATGTTTTACCTTGCATCAGTTGTTGTTTTAAGTTTATAAAAATTAAGAACCTAAGCATTCTGAGTAAGATGGGGTTAAACCCAATGGTTGGAATGGTTCAGAGATAGTAACAGTTCGTGTACTGCTCTACTAGGGGTAACTCCCCCACTCGTGACTCTGAGGTAGGAATGTTATGTGCAAGTTGTTGCAGAAATGCATACACTAGAGCGGTGATGACGATTCGTGAGAAGTTCGCAGACCAAAGGTTTTAGGTATCGAAGGCTAAGGGCAACTGCATGGTTCTTTTTTTCCCGCGCCTATAGGAAAAAATGCACGAATATACAATTGAGATTTTATATCATTATACTTGCAGTAAGTGTAAAAATTGGTGGTCATACGCAATGACTCCAAACGCGCAGATGTTACAAAATTCACAAAGTTTAAAACTTCCTAAAACAGAAGCACATTGTCCTGAATGTGGAACACTCGCTGATATTAAATTGAAAGATAGATTTATATTATAAACATATTATGTTAGGTTAATTATGAATAGACCTTGGGATAAAATATTTTTTGAAACGCAATCTCTTCCTGGAATGGAAGCAATGCGTGAATGTAAAAATTGTGGTATTCTTCCAGAGCATGGGAATTTTTCTGCAGTCACTTCTAGTAAGGGATATAAGCATCCCAATTATTGTATACCGTGTGTAAGAATACAAAGATCTAAAAAGGATCATAAGTATGATACATCAGAACGTAGAGCATTAACAACGGCAATGAGATTGGAGCGTCAGCCCTGGGAAAAAGTACATAATTATATTTCTGGTGTTTATTCTAAAGTAGATTATGATAGAGCTGATTTTGATAAACATATGGAATCCTTATTTGAATCGTGGATGACTTGGGAAAATAATGGACGCGGTGATGGACATTGGCAAATAGAACATAAAATTCCTAGAGCATTTTTTGGCCCTCACATGAAAGAGCCTTATGACTTTTGTAAACAATTTCAAAAGACGTGGAGCTTGGAGAACCTAAGACCACTTGATGCTCAACTTAATAATTCAAAATCAGCAAAAGTATATTTACCTGAGGGTATAGAAGATGAGAGTTTTTTAATTGATTGTACATTAGAAGAATTTAAAACACATGTTAAGAATTGGAATCCATGAAATATCTTAGATATGTAATTGGTATGTATGGATTATATTGGATAGGATTTATGGGTGGTGATATAATAGTGTCTGCGTTATTTCTTGGTTTAGCGTTTGGTTTTATAGATTATATGAAAGGAGAAAGATTATGAAAGGTGCACAAGGAAGACATTTAAGAAGAGAATCTGCGATTAGTTTACTTGAAAAACAAATTTCTGCACATAAAGCAAATAGTGAATTTGTGTCAAAGATTTTGAAAGATAAAAATGTTATTAAAGTTAATCCTTCGAATCATGAACTGATTGAAAAGATTCGAAAGAAGAAACTTGAGAGAGCCAAAACTTGTTTGGAGAACACAAAGAAAAATTTGCATAAATGAATATAAAAAACTTTCAAGAGTTAATCGATATTTCTGATGAGGTTGATGTGGCGGAAGAATATTTGATCCGCAAATTTAAAGATGGCGGTAACTATATCATCATTGATACTTATGGAGATTTTTTGATATTGGATAGAGATAATGTGGATAGTGTATTCTCAACTATTTGGAGTGATCTTTATGGTACTATAAATGAAGAAATCCCCTATGTTCTCAATTAAAAAGCCTGAATAAAACTTGACTTTGTGCCTGGAACCTGGTATAATATACCTGTAATAAAAAATGATTAACCCCTAACGAGAGAAAAAAATGGGAACTAGATCAGTTGTAGCAGTAAGAGAAAGTAATTCAGTAGAGATTACTTCCGCCTATGTTCATTATGATGGATATTTGGCTGGTGTTGGAATGACTTTGTTAAGTGAATTCAACTCAGCAGAAGGTGCTAGAAAAGTTGTTGAAGGTGGATATTATTCTTCATTAAGTGAAAATCTTGAAGAGTCTTTATCAGGTTCAGCAAATAAAGAAGAGGCTTCTGTATATGAGAATATGGAAGAATTTAAACACGATTGTACACATTCTGATTGGGAATTTGCATATCTTTATGATGTTGATAGAGATGAATGGTTGTATGCGAAAATGACCGGATGGGGAGATTCTTCTGATGGTGGTTTTGAAAATTATTGGTCTGAGTTTGAAGCAATGTCTGATGATGTTTTGAAAGATGTACTTGAAACTGCATCTCGTTTAGAAGGTTCCAAATGGAACGGTGAATATGATGATTATGTTGTCGAGTTAAGAGAGTGGGCAACAGGATTTATTGCGGATTCAGCAGTTAATTAAAATCATTCCCTCCTTCGGTCGGGGGCGTTTCTCTCAATTTCTCTCGCGTCCTCGGCCTTTTTCATAAATAAAAATGATATGATTATAAGCACTTATTCAGGATGTAACCAAACATCACATATAACAGATTTTAGATTGAGGGTTTCCTTAATCTGCCATTATGTTATGAATAGATTTATTGAAAGTAATTATATTTACAATAAAGTACAGATAGATGTTCATTTAAAGAAGATGGAAGAGCATGAGTTTGGTGTTACTTGGCCAGAAGGATTAGAAGAAGAGACGATAGAAAAGATTAATAAGAATCATATAAAAATTTATATCAATTCTTTAATGTTAAAAGATGAATATAAATTTTTTAGAACGCTTGTACATGAATTGGTTCATGCTAAGCAGTATATTTTAAAAGAATTGTGTTATCGTAAACATCAAATGTGTTGGAAGGGCATTCCTTCAGGATTTGTAATTGGTGAAGATTTGAGATTAGATGCATATTATGATCTTCCTTGGGAAATAGAAGCGTTTGGTAGAGAAGAAGGATTGATGGTAATGTTTAATGCTTTTTACAAAGAGTTTCAAGAATCATATGAAAAAAATTAATATTCCTCTGTAGCTCAGTTGGTAGAGCAGATGACTGTTAATCATCGGGTCGCTGGTTCGAGTCCGGCCAGGGGAGCCAAATAAATTTTTTGTGGGGGCGTAGCTCAGTTGGTAGAGCGTCTGCCTTGCACGTAGAAGGTTCGCAGGTTCGACTCCAGTCGCCTCCACCACTAAATATTTTGATATGGAATATAATTTACACAATAGACATCACATTCCCAAAGATTACGAAAGTTGTTGGAATTGCCGTTACATGCAATGGATGGTAGCCATAGGACAAGGTGCACGATGTAGTAACAAGAAGAATGAGTATAGAGTTTTTCGTGAGGAATATCGTAAGGAAGATGAAAGACCGATAAAAATGCCTGTAATTCCAGGTGTTGCAAAAAAATGTGAACACTTTGAATCAAGATATAAAGAATAAGGGGAGGCTGAGCACGTGGCGAGCCCAACTGACTGTAAATCAGCCGTCTGAGACTGTGGTGGTTCGACTCCACCCCTCCCCACCAAAAAAGTGAAGAACGCTGAAGAAAAGACTTGACATTTCTCAGAGTTTTCTGTATAATAGTAAGTGAAAGAGTAAGAAAAGGGAATAATCCCAAATAACCCAAATAAGAATATATTATGAAAGAAAAAATTGATTTGAGTCTAAACAGAAGTTTAGAAGAACTAATCGCTTCATATTGGGAAGCCCAATATGCTGGTTTAGATTATAAGAAAGAAACACATAGTGCATTTTATGCATTAGAAAATTATCTTTGTAAAATGGGGGCATTATGAGTATAGCAAGTGAAAGAGAAGACAGGATGCGAGTAGCGAAAACAATCCTAGAACAATTAGGTGGAAACAAATTTCGTATGATGACAGGAGCTAAGAACCTATTGAATCTTGGTGATGGTATTGCAATGAAACTTGGAAGAAATAGTTCAAATTCAAACTATCTG